GGGCAAACGTGCAGCCAGAGGAATAGAGTGTGTTCCTGCAGAGCTTGTAGTGATGTTGCCAAAGTCATCCTTATGCAGTTGCATAGAGGAAAGCAGTTCGTTAGAACCAGCAGTTGATACTGCTTTAGTACCGTTCACAGTAGTGTTCAGTGCATCAGCTTGTGAGTGCAAAGAAGACTGTTTGTAACCAGACATGTAGCCAAGAACTTCTTGGTCATGCTGATCAGCAAGACGATATGCAGCACGATTAGTTGCAAGGTCCATGAAGTTCACATGCGAATGCGCTTCTTCAATATCGTCCATCTTAAAGGCGAAGTAGTTCGCTTTGTCTACAACCAGAGAAAAGTCCTCGTCTTGCAAATCTTGTGCTGTGACATTTGTGCCACGCGCATATTCGCTTACAGAGATTTCTGGTTCTTTGATGATTTTAACGGTATCACCTTGGGCTGCAATTTCGCCAAAGTAGTCTGAGTTAGTGATATCGCCACATACAGTACTCTTGCGGAATGCAAGCTGTACTTTTTTTGAATAGATTACAGGGCTAAAATTACCGTTTGGTAAATTCCCATAACCTGTTGCTGTTGTAAAAGCCATAATGAATCCTCCATTGAATGTTTGGCTTAGGTTTAAGTAAGCTTAACACAAGTTGAAGAGGCTGCATTTTGAAGGGTGGCGTTACAATAACGGGCCTGTAAATTCAGGTAGGTCTTAACTAATATGTTGTGCTTAGTAGTAATTGAGAAGCAAGGTAGCTACAATAAAGTAGGGCTTGCTTCCCAAAGTAGTAATTCGTATGTATAGTTATACTTAGTAATCTTTTGTTGTCAAGCTTTTATTTACCTTGCACCCCCAGAAAGATCATAAATAAATTTACCTGATCGTTGTGCTTCCATAATAGCGTCTTGGTTTTTCTCAAACTCATGTATTGACATCTTGCTAATCATGGATTCAGTAAACGAAACATCAGTCTCAGCCTGTGTAGGCTTGGTTGTACGCTTGGTTACAACTGCAGATGCAGCAGCCTTAGATGACTTTTTGCGTGATTTAGTGTCTAAACCCTTATCTACCTTATATAGATCAATGACCCGTACTACAGAACGTGGATCATCTTGGTTCTCATACAAAGCATCCTGTACCCACTTAGGCTGTTCCCCTGCCCAATCGTGAAACTCATCGCTCTCCTTGAGATCATCAAAATCACTGTGTGACTCACGAATAGCATCCATAGATTTACTACGGTTAGCCTCTGCAGACATTTCATCTATTTCACGTAGACGTTCCTCTGCAAAGCTAAACTTCTCTTGTGCTTTCTTCTCAGCAATAGTCTCAACAATAGCTGCAACGTCAGGGTATTTGTCAGCCCACGCTTGAATGTCTTCATCACTCTTAGGTGGACGTACAATGCCTTGCTCTTTGGCGTTCTCTAGTTGAGCCTTGATAGCCTTTAGTTCTGCTGCAGTGTTGCTTTGGAGCTTGCGAATGTCATCATACCGTTTCTTGTATGTGCGTTCTTCCCCTGTGTCAGGCTCCTTAGCATCAACCTGTTGCTCTTTTGCAACACTTTCTGGTTCTGCTTGTTCTTCTGTTTCGTTTTCTTCTGCTTGAGGATCACTAAGTTTAGCAATCTCAGCTTCTTCTTCAGCAATACGCCGTGCATTGGCATTGCGGTATGTGCTATCTACAAAACCTGCTGTCTTAGGTTTTTCTACAGTTGTTAGTTCTGGTGGCATTAGTTTTCCTTTTTATAGTTATGGCCTAGTGCCTAAGCCTTTTCGTCGCTGGGTTTTTCGTTTCTTTTGTTTAGCTGCTACAGGTTTGGCTACTAAGCCTCCTTCGTCAAATAGATTGCTAAAGAAGTCTTCTCTTTGTTGTTCATATCTGTCTTCAGCAGCTTGTATTTTATCTTGTTGATTTTTAGCGTATTCTGCTCCTGTTCCCCAAGTACCGCCAGATTCAGTTAATCCAGCTACTGCCCCTCCTCCGGGGGCATACACGGTATTACCACGACGAGTATAACCCGGTTTATTAGCAACAGAGTTTAAATAGCTCTCTCCTCCATCACTTTTACCGCTTTGATCGTAACCTAGCCTAGATAGTCTTTCTGCATCCTGTCTTTTCCTTGTTTCATCAGCAATGCGTTTAGCCTCTGCTGCAGCAAATCTTATACCTTTGCCTTTTTCAACAGCACTTTTACTTGTTAAAAAGGTCTCTTGAACACTTTTAGCAGGGGCAGTCTCAGCAGGTGCAGTAAGAGGGTCTACACTTGTTTGTATTCCACCTGCGGCATCCCTTTTAGCCTTAACTCTAGCGTCAATTCTATCTGCAGCAGGTTCAAATATAGCATTAAGTATAGATCGTACAGGGTTAAATCCTACAGGCTCACCATCCTTACCCGTAGCTATAATTTCTCCAGTATCACTTAAATTATTTGCTATTCTAAGATTTTTCTGTAATGCACCTAAAGTAATTAACTCTTCTTCAGATAAAGCCTTATTGTCTAAATTATTTATCTGTCTTAGGTTTTTAGTTTTTGCTTTATCAGCCCTTCTTTTTAACTCATTCTCAATACGCCTTTCAACTATAGCCTGATTAGCTTTAGTGGCTAAACCAATAAGCGTCCCTACGGGACCAAGGGCAATGGCTGCTACATAACCTGCTTTTGTGTACCTCTTTGTGGTTTTTAAATGTTCCTGTAGTTCTTTTATTGTAGAATTTGAGTAATCCTTAGTATTACCTGCATTAAATCCTGTACCACTAGAAGCAGTAGGTGTAGGCATTGCCCCTACAGCAGAGTCATCCCCTGTCTTTACACGCTCTTTAGAAACAGGAGCAGCAACAACAGCAGAACTAGTCTCAACAGAAGCCGCAGGTTTAACCCCATAGTCATTTGTAGCTTTTCTAGTAAATCCCGGCGGTAGAGGCATGGTCGTATTCCATGCAACAGGTATTTCACTACCATCTGGCGCAATAAGTACAATCTGTTCTATTTTACCTTCTTTATTAAGAAAGGTATCTGTAACAACTTTTACTGGGTCTTTAATACCCGCAGCCTCAAACAAGTTTTGACCTAGCGTATTAAAAGAGCTAATATTAAATGGACTATCCTGTTGAGAAGTGTCTACCTCTGTGGTTCCTCCAAGCTTAAATGCTCTTGGCTGTACAGACACACCCTCTGCTGCCTCAATAGGCTCTTGAGGTTTATTAGCTTGTTGCATTTCAGCAGACTTTTTATCTGCACCCGTCTTGTTAACCATAATGCCTTTACTGGCAAGCTTCTCCATTAACGCAGGGTCTTTGTTAGCTGCAGTCATAAGCTTTTGTATAATGCCATCTACCTTGGTAACATCCCCATAGTTACCTACAGCTAAACCCCCAACAGCCATCTTAACTGTAGCACCACTTGCTCTCATACGTCCGTTAACCATAGGATCACGAGAAGCGTCATCAATAAAAGTATCAAGGCTACCACCGTCAGTTAAACCACCAGCATACATGCCAGAACTAGAAAGTTCAGCTTTTAGTTCAGCAACGTCCATACTGTCCTCTTGCTCTGGTGCTGGTACAGGTTCACCGCCTATTCTACCATCAGCATCCATCTGTTGCAAGCCCATTTTTGCTTCTGTACGTAAATCCTCAAAGAATTTTACCCCAAAGAAACGAACAACATCAGCAGGAACAACGTACTCCCCCTCAGATAGCTTGGCATCAATATCATCCCTTACTTCTTCTGGTAACGATCCCGGAGGTACGTCATTGCCTGATACAGGGTCTACTGTCTCAGCTTCGCCGCCTAGTGCAAAAGCCATTTGTGTTTGATCGTTCATTGATGTAAGCCCTCCTTGGGCATATCCTTTTTGAGTTGGCCCCCAAGCACTAAACCCTTTTAATTCTGGTTCTATACCTTCTGCATATCTAGCAAAATTTACAGCACCGTTGGCGTATCTGATAATTTCTTCATCAGTCATGGGTTTTAACTTGTATATAGCCCTATTTTTTGCTTGTTGAATTGGTTCATTGGGCATATTTTGATATGCTTCTTCTGAAGTTTCAATTCTTGTCTGTTTTTTAATTTCAGGAACTATTGGGTTTTTAGGTTTGTTATACTTTTTTTGAAACTCTGTCTGAGGAAATGATCTGTAACCTGACACTCTAGCTTCTATTTCTGAAGCTGTTTGCATGTAAGTTCTAAAAGACTCTTGCTCTAATGACCTCATTAGTTTAGCTATTTTTTTGGCTGCTTCAGGATTTACGAAGATTGTTTTATACGGAGATTTACTGTCCCACGAATAAGTTTTTTGACCTTCTTTATATAATTCTAAAATTTCATCTTTAATATTAATAAGTTTTGTATTTTGTCCTAATTTCTTTAAGTACAAATCCCCTTTATATGCTTTTTCAGGTTTAGCAACCGTTTTCATGTAACCCATAGGGCTACCCGCTATTTGTTCTAATCCTTTTATTTTTTTATCTTGCCACTGAATTGCATGTTGCAACTCATGAAAAAAACTATTTCTAAAATCTTGATCGTTTACATCTATGTCTTTTCTACTTCCAGAAATTACAATAGAACCTCTTGATCCTTTACTAGGATTAAAATGTGCGCCAGACTCTTTAGCATCATCAAAGTAAAATTGTATGTTTCTTGCTTCTGGATACTGTTCAAACAACTTAGGGTGATCAATAATATCGCCAACATTAGCAGTTTGACTTGGGGAAGTCTCTTTTAAGGTTATGTTTCCATCATTAGATTTAATTAAAACATCTGAGTCATCTATTTCAAACTTAAAGTAAGGCTTTGGTTCACCCCTTACCATAAGAGGCTCTGAGAAATAATCGTCTTCTGCAGACCCTACTGTAAATCTTCCTGTAATTTCTTCAATCTCTTCTGGGCTAAAACCTCGTTCTTCTAGTTCTACTGCCTTTCGTAGATCATCACCATAAAAATCTTTTGCACCTTTACCTGCAATAATTTGATTTACAACTTCAGGGTCTACACCCCTCCTTAGAGCCGCTTTTGCTGCATCCCCTATAAAAGGAATTATACCAGCAACAGTACCTGCGCCTGAAAGTGCAGCATCTTTGTACCTGCCCTCTTTAATAAGATTAGCTGTTTCTTCAATACCTAAATACTCTCCTGCGATAGGAGTAGCTTCTGCTAACATAGCTACAGTCTGAGCTTGATATGGAGTAGCACCTAGTTTATCTATGGCTAAGTCATATATATAATTTTTAGTAGGCGTAATGCCTTCATCATCTTTTCGTCCAGCCAATGCACGATCATCAGCTTGTTCATTAAAACCTAGTAAGTCTCTACCAAATTGATATGCAGCAGTTGCGCCTCCAAGAAGACCTGATCCTCTACTCATAGGGCCAGTTAGTAGGCCCATAGCACCTGTATCATCCATATACTCTTGAACTGTTGGTTTAGTCTCTTTTGCTCTAGGTGGAAGACCTAATGCTTCTTCCATTTCACGTTCAATATTAGTTACAGAACCGCCTTCGTTAAATTTTTTGGGCCTAAGTTGTGGCCTAAGACTTACTAAAGGTACAGGATTGCCTTTTTTATTTAGTTCAGTAAAAGGTTTAAAAATAGGGTCTATATCTGCTAATTCATTAACAAAATCTTGTGTAATATTATTTTTAGTTACCCTAACAATACCTCGTATATTCTTTTTTACATATACATCCTTACTACCCGCACCTTTTAAAGAAACCTCACCAATACCATGATTGCCTCCAACAATATCTACAGAATCTCCTACCCCTTGCTTTCCGTATCTATCTCCTGCATAAAAAGTTACATGAGTACCATCATCACTATTATTAGGTTTTAAATCCCATATTATAATATCACCTTCTTTGGCATCTTCAAGACTGTTTACAGGTGTACCATACTTTAAATACGCATTAGCCCTTATTTTATTATAACTTTCTTCTGACTTATTTTCTCCATATTTAAGTTGGTCAAATCCTGCTATTCCTAAGATATGATTTACAAACGCAGCACACCACGATGCTTTGTTTATATCAAAACCCTCTCCGTAAGGTCCGGGGCCAAGAGCCTCCTTTAAAAATCCAATAACAGCATCTTTGTCTTTAATTTTATTAAAGTTACTTAAAAGAGATTTTTCATTAGTTACACCTTGTGCTTCATTTCTTAGCAAAAATCCTGCATCAATTATTGTGTCAATTAAACTTGTATTGTATGTATTTAATTTTGGTTCTGTTAAAAAGGAAGAACGATCAGCAACATAACGCTTCATCCCATATTCATCAAGCTCATTAGACTTACCAAATTCAGGATTATAGTCTTCGTATTGTTTTTCAAGGTCTTGTGCAGAAAACTTTATTTCTGGTTTGTTAAATAACGGAGTTATTTTTTCTTCAAGTAACTTAGGTAGCTTAACTCTGTTTTCATCACTCTGGAACGCTTCCATAACATCAGCTTGACGAGTTATCTCAGCTTGCTGACGCATACGACTTGAATCATCATAAGGCTTACCCGTAGTAGGGTCTATAATACTAGGGTCTCCACCTGTAGGATAACCCATCATATCTTCCATTTGACTTTCAAGTCTAGCCATTAGCGTTTACCTTTAGTCTTAACTGTTTAAGTGCAGTTAAAGCGTGTACTGCACCCTGCATTCTTTGCATAACCATAGGGTCATCCGTTTGTGAGAACGTCTTGTAGCTACTCTGAATGCGGTCCTCTAGTTCAGCCTCAAAAGCATCCCATAAGGGTTTATCGTTTGCGAGTTTCTTTAGTTGGCTCATTTGGTTGACCTTTGCATTAAGCCACCTTTGTTCATAAGAATTGATCTACCTTCTTTAATCTGTTCTTTTCCCTCAGAGTCAATGTACTTTTCAAGTTTAAGCTTTTTAAGTTTTTTTATTCTTTCAGGATCAAGTTTACCCCACTTTGGAGGTTTTTTTGCATATACTTGTTTACCTATTTGAATAACAAAAGGAGACTCAAACACAGGCATTTTACTTAGTCGGTCATAAAAAAACCCACCTCTGTCTGGATTGTACCCTAAATGTAAAAAACTATCATCATCAATAACACTTAAAGCTAAATCTCTAGCTTCTTTATCTGAAAACATTTTTTTTGTTTTACGGTTTTCTGCAACTTTACCCATTATATATGCATGAGGATACTTTGTTTTTACACCCCTAGATATATTAAAAGACGCAGAAGGGCTAGAGCTAAATTTTACATCTTCAATTACCATAGTCCTAGCAAACATACTACCCCTACCTTCTTTTCCACTAAAATCTATTTGAGGCATATAAACATCAAATCTATTATAGGCAGGTATGTCAAGTCTAGCTCTAACTTTAGCCCCTAAATAAATTATAGGCTCATCTTTTTTATAAGTTTTAGGAAGCCCTAGTATCCCTTGCGCTCTTTTTTGTTTATCTAATGCAAAAACTCCCTCTGTAAAGGTAGGTAATTGCTCTACACTTTTAAATTTTTCAATATCAGAAAATGCTATTTTTCTAAATTCTTTAGGAGTTATTTCATCTGTTTCTAACTTTTGAGCAAACTCTTTAAATGGTCTTTTTCCTGATTGTTCTTGCTTTCTGTTAGGTGCTTGAGACTTTCTAATCTTATCTATATTTTCCTCTCCAGAATCAAAAAGTTTTTCTGCTGTCTTGATATCTACAGATTCATCTATACTTCCTCTAAGTTCTTTATAGTTACTATTATTTATAGTTAAATAGTCGCTTTCTTTAAAAACCTTTGTAGCCTTACCACGTAAACTTTTTATAAACTTTTTAATAGTACTCTCGTCTGCATCAAAGTCTAACTTACCTATTCTTTCAAGTAACTCAGGCTTACTAATAGATACCTCAGTTAAACCTACAGGCAATTCTTCAGTAGCCATTATAGGGGAGTCTAAAAGAGGTTTATTTGGCCTACCTGTAAAACTATCAACACCTCTACTACGGGACGCTAAGTCTCCTGCATCAGACTTTTTTATCTTAAATACGTGTACTTTTCCTTTTGAATCATACTTAGGATATTTTTCTTTAATTGCTCTTTCTTGTTCTTCACTTAAAATTCTAATTTTTTCTGAAAACTCCAGTCGTTTTTTATCAAATTCTTTATATAATTTTTTTATTTCACGGCTTACAGGAGCTATTTCTGGCTCTTTTAAATCAAACATTATAGCGTTTTCAAACTCATTTTCTTTGTTAAGTTTTGCAGCCTTAGCTTTATATTCGTTAGTTAACTTTTCCCACCCTTCTAAAAAACTTTTATGACTAGATTTTGTAATATCTAATTCTTCTTTAGAGTATTCTGATCCTCTTATGCCAAGCCTAGTGCCATACTTTTCAGAATAGCGTTGACTTCCTTGAATAGCTCTTATACCCTCATCTAAATTAGTAGGATCAAGAAGATATCCGTAAGTACCTCTACCTAAAGGGTCTATACCAGACCCAGTACCTTTTTCTCCTAAACCTTTTATTTTCTTAGCATCTAAAGAAGGTAAATCATCAAAGTCACCACCTCCATGTACTACATAAAAGTAATCCTCATCCATGTCACCTGAGTCATACCCATAACGTGCACCCTGATATTGTACATTATCAATTTTAGGCTCTTTAGAGGCTTTACCTAAAGCTTCTACAGTCTCATCGTACATCTTGTTAAGCTCTGGGTCTGTACCCTTTATAGCTTTAGCAAGCTGTTTACCTAGTAAAACTCCTATGCTCATTATTGTGGCCTTCCAGTAAAGCCTTGTTCTCCCGGCGCAGGTGCAGAACCTATACCTATGTTACCACCACCTCCACCTGATGTGTCTTGTGGCCCCGTAGGAGCCTGTCCTGTGGGTGCTGCGCTTTCAGGTGGGGTAGTACTTGGTTGGGGAACTCCACCCTCTGGCGGCTGTGGTAGAGGCTGCTGGAACTGCTTGAGTATCTCCGCTTGGATAGCGGCGTCTTGTAGACTGTTTGTAAGCTTCTCAGGGTCTAAGTCCATACTAACTGCAATCTCACGAATAAGGTAATCCATCTTAGCAAACGGTGCAAGTACAGGATTTTGTGCTACTTGTAAGAACTGCATCAAACGTTGGCTACGCACTTCGTTAGCCATCAAGCTCTCAGTACCTTGTGCGCGTACCTCTAAGTCACCCTTAATCTCAGGATCAAAGTCAAACTGCATGTTAAAATTAAAGAACGCTTTACCTAAAGGCTTAAGCATATAGTCATCTACGTTCTTAATTACATTCCGTATAGAACCATTAGCAGCAGACATGAGCATACTAATGCCAGAAGCTGTACGTCCGACACCTGAAACTCCTGTCTGACCATGAGCAAAGCTAGGGAAACCTGTACTCTCGTCTGCTAATACACGTGCCTTGTCAAACATCTGCATATTCTCGCCTGACACGTTAGGGAACTTAGTGCCAAAAATAGCTTGTCCGGGCGCACCCCCTTGTCTTCTAAAGACTTTTCCGGGATACACACTTAAATCTTGGCCGGGAACTAGATTAGTTTCATCTACTTCAATAAGCATATTACCACTTAAAGCGGCATTATCTACAGCCATACGCATAAACCCATTCATAAGAGTCTGTGTATCATCCATATTCTCAGCTATACCTATACCAAAGAAGCTATATGGGTTAAGCTCATAAGGTACAGCGTAATAAGGAATAAGTGCAGGTTTAAATGGATTCATAACAAGGCGCAAAACTTGGTTGTTACATACCCAAATGTTTACGTTTACTTGCTCTGTATCTTTTAACTCTTTAGGTATATCTACATCGTACTCTTCAAGGACCTCTCTATCTACAAAGCCCCAAAACTCATGTACTTCATAACGCTCCGCTTTACCGCTTTGAGCGTCATCCTCCATTGCTTGCTCCCACCACTTCTTCTCGTAGGACTCACCCATGCTAAGGGCTTTATCAATGGCGTTATCACGAAAGAAAGGTCTACCTTTTAAAGCACGAACCTGTGAGCGTGACATTTTATGTCGCTCAACAATATACTCAGCCTCATCCATGTTAGCAGCATCAGGATCAGGGTAGAAGTTCCAAATAGAAACGTGGCTAGTAGATGGTACAGTCTTAATGGTAGGTTTATACTCACCTTCATCATCCCAATTAGGGTACTCTTTATTTACGGCAAACGGACCCTTCATTATACCTGTACCAAACAAAGAAGTCTCAAAGGCAGCTAGGCGCAGTTGTTTATTAGCACCTGACTCTTCTAGCTGATCATGTACTTTCTTTTGCATCTTCTTAGCTGCAACAAGTGCAGGATTAAAAGTAATGCTTGTAGGTAGTGTACCTTGCCCTTCAATCAACTTATCTTCTACAGGCTCTAGCTTCTTAGCCATACCACCTAGACGCTCACGCAAGCCGTCCATTGTTTCTCCCGGTTGCAGCTTTGCATCCTCAGAGCTAAACATGGGTGGTGTAAAGGTCTCTTTTAGTTCTTCTATACCTTGCTCTGCTTGTGGTGAAGCATCAAAGTGTACGGACTCAGCCACGCCCTCTGGTAATGTAGTCGGGTCTATAGCTAGTGGGAACTTATGACTGCCAAATAGTACGTCAACAATCTGACCGTATGCTGCCAGTGTTTTAGTTTTAGTTACCTTGACAAATACGCGAGACTTTTCTGTTTCAGTAAATTGTACTTCATTGTTGTACATACCACGGTAATTACGGTACGCATCCATCCAACGCTGCTCATCTGTATAACGTGCATCTTCTGCCCGTTTGTAACGATCCATTACCAAGTTAATAATGTGACCCGTCTTAGGATCATGCATACTCTCAGAGGTAACGTCCTCAATGTGAGAGGACTCGCCTGACTCTAAGTTAGTTTCAAAGTCTGTTGTGAAATCATCTGGGTCCATATTTAATATCCGAATACTGGATCAGCAGCTTGAAAACCGCTTCTCTGTGTTGAAGGGTTGAAATCCCACAAGGAACTTCTAGGTCTTGTCATGATACCATACCTAAGAGCATCGTACAAGTGATCTTCTGCGTTTGTATCTACATCTTCAGGGTTACGCTTATCTAAAGGAATACTAGGTATTTGCGCTATGCAGTTGGTGCAGGTAGAAAAGAATACGAGTTGGGGTTCCTCAGTAAACTCATCTACCTGCAAACGACGGTGTATCTCATTTTTGCCTGACACCCTAGAACCTTTAGAACGATCAGAAGGTCTCCAGCGACAGCCCTTCATAATCATTTGCTCCGCTAGACTAGGGCCAGTGTCACCTCTTTTATGCCAGAGGGACGAGTCCAACACGCCGTATCTTATGGTGCCATCGTCTGCCTCTGCCTCTAATATCAAATCCGCTAAGTCAGTAGCAGTAACTTTGGTGACATACATTTCCCTATAAACTACAAGCTGCTCTGATGGAGACACAGCAAACCACACAACACCTGTCCAACTGCCGTACCCATAATCGCAAGCTCTGAACTTCGCCCAGCTATTAGGAATATCGTAAGGCTCAACAACGTGAACTTTTCTGTTGAACTCAGGGAATGCTGCACCCTCATTAACATCCCAGTTTCCTTCTAATAACTGCTTACGTTGATGCTCTGGCATAGACAACAACATAGTCTCATAATCGCCGCTGTCAGCTAAATACGGATTATCAAACAAACTTGCAGGTATAAACCTACGCTTAAATAAAGGTTGACCTTCTTTAGTGTGACCTCTAGGGTACTCTAAACGGTCTCCTGTCTCAATATCTGTAGCCCAAAAAGGTTTATTAGGTTTAGAGGGGTCAATAAACATCTTCTTAACCCATTGATGCCCAACAGAACCGGGGTTTGTTGTAGCCCTCATGTACAAGCCTAACTCAGGTGATGCACTACGTAAACGTGACCTCATATAATTCCACGCAAAAGGTGTAGCCCACTGAGTTAACTCATCAAATGCAATGTAGTTAAACGCCTGTCCTTGATAGCGCATAACGTCTTGGTCTTTATCTAGGTAACTCATCCAAATGCGCCCACCTCTAGGTGTAACCCATTGAGACTTGCGTTCTGACCACTTAATGCCGGGAATTGCTTTAGGGTACAACTCTTGACTTTTCTGTATAAGCTCTCTTAGTTCCTCTGTAGTGTGGCGTACAAGCAAGCCACTAAAAGCGTGGTGATTTAGGTTGCGTAAGGGGTCAGCTAGTGTAGCGTAGCTTTTACCGCCACCTGCTGCACCCCCGTACAACACCTCACGCTCACCTGAAGCTAGAAAGTCTGTCTGTGGCCCTGCATTAGGCTGAAAGACAATGTTTTGCGCTTCCTCTACATCAAATGGCGCAGGTATTACTGTGGCTGGAATTGTTTCACGTGAAACATTTTTACTCGGCTGGACAGGTGTAGTAGCCTGTTCTTTCTTTTTCAAGCGTTTCGTACTGCGTGATCGCTTCTTGGAGCCTTTTGGCAAGCTCACGCTTGATTCTAGCAGTTGTTTTACGTTTTCGCTCAAGGTCTACTCTCTTCTTTAAGCCCATGTGAGATATGCTTTTGCCTGACTGTGTAGTTAACCAAGCAGAAACTTCTCTATAACTATATTGCTTTAAGTGCTTCTTTGCAAGCTCTAATAGTTCTAACTCTTTCTCAATAGGGTTTAACCAACGTTCATCGTTTGGGTCTATCTCGTAACCAAAAGGTACAAACTTTACTAGCCTTGGTATTCTCTCCCAATGTCGTAGCTTCTTAGGCTTAGGTAGCATCCAATAACCTAAGTCAGTAAACGCAAAGTGCCTAGTCATCATTACTTTCTTTAGGGGGCAAGATAAACAAACCACCACTAGCCTCTACTGCAACCTTCTCCGTCTTAACTACACCAGCACGATCTAGTATTTGTCCTGCTGCAACCATCTTTTCTTTAATGCCAAGCTGAGTAGGGTCAACCAAAGCACTACCGTAAGCAACCGCAGCTTTAGGCCCAAGACGCGCCATGTAAGTTTTTGTAGCCTCAAATATTTCATCTTTTAAGCCTTCTATAATAGCTTTTGTAGATGAACCATCAGCATAACCTGCAAGCTTCTTAGCTTGTACAACATCACCTTGAGCCTCGTCAAACAAGACTTGCATAAAGAGTTGTTGTTTTTCGTTCAGTACCCTACTCATGTTACTCTCCTGTACGGCTTGGCAGCTTTAGCCGCTTTCTTAGGTTGCTTAGAAAACTGCTTACCTTTTGCTGTATCTGCTCTTTTTTTCGCTGAAGACGCAGTATAAGACTTAGAATCCATAGCTTTAATAGCACTAGCTGGCAAGTAACGCTCCCCTGTAGCCTTTGGACCTTGCGTAGAAGGTTTACCACTTTTAGTTCTCCAATCCTGCTTAGTCCACGACTTAAGGCTCTTTTGACTTTTAGCTAAACCGCCAGAGTTCATCTTGGCGGCTGGCTTTTTCTTTGCTTTAGGTGTTTTACTTTTGCTTGGCATTGTGCTTCTTTTGTACTGCAAAGTTAGCAGTAAGGCTTGCCCCCTTGTGAGGAACAAACTTACCGTCATGCTTCATTACTTTTAAACTGCCATCTTTTTGTTTCATCCAGTGATAACCTTTAGGTGCGTCTACTTTCATTACGTGTACCCTCCACCTTTTGCTTTGTATTGCTTGGCAACCATTTGAGCTTTACGAGCCGACCACTGTCCGGGGCTTCCACCTTTGCCGCCAGCCTTAACGGAGGCGACAAGAGACTTACGCATAGTAGGCTTAGTATAATTACCTGCCGCATTTACTGTTGACCCACCCTTAGCGTAGCCTCTCTTAGGTTTCGCTTTAGATGCAGTCTTTGCCGTAGAACTTTTGCTTGATTTCACCACGTGTGACTCCAATATCTTTAAGAGAGGCATCTGACATATGTTGAAGCTGCCAGTATTGTACTCTGCGTTGTTGACCCTCTTGTAGTGCTTTGATAAGTTTCTTGAACATGGTATAACTCCTCTATGTATTACCACAGACAGTTATACCATGTTTTACCTTAAAGGACTACATACAAGAATGCAATCCCGTTATGCATTATTTCTTTGCCTTCTTCTTTGCCATGCCGCCATACATATAGCCTGACTTTTTAGTCGTACCCCCTGCAGCGTAAGCACCTTTAGGCTTCTTAGTTACAGGACCACCTTTATTCTTAGAAGTCTTAAGGCTAAGTCTAACACGATCTTTAGCTAAGTCTCTAGGAACACTTAAGTCGTTTCTTTCAGCCCATTTAGCTAAACGAAATTGCTCTTTAGAACTAAGACTTTTATCTCCTGCTTTCCAAGCGTCAAGCTTTGCTGAATTTGTTGTAGGTTTAGCTTTTGCCGTAACTTTAGGTTTAGCTTTTGCCGTAACTGCAGGTTTGCTTGTTGTAGAACTACTACGATCAATAGTACGGCGCATAGTCTCATAATTACCGTCACCACGCCCTTTTCCTACAGTGGCAGGAGAAAGCTTCCTAGAAGTAATAGGTTTTTTCTCAAGAGGTTTTCCGTCTGGCCCTGTTTTTGTTTTGTCTTTAACGTTTGGTGCAGCAGGTTGTGCTGGACGTAACTTAGGATTTAAAGACTTTGCAGGTGCAGAAAACTTCTTCATAACACCTTTTTTAGTTTCACCCTTTTTAAGGATGCTATATTTCTTTCCATTAAACTCAAATACGTAGTCATTAGCCGAACCCGACTTTTCAAACTTCTTACGTGCCTTCTTAAAGGCGTCACCAAATGCGCTCATTTTATTATACTCTCTTTCCTGCTGTTTTGTTACGAGGGAATGACCTGTTAGCCCTTGGCGTAGTTACAGCCAAGTTAGATGCCCTATTATCTAATGGATTCCCGTTTCTGTGATGTACGTCTTGGCCTACTTTAGCGTTACTTTTCTTTCGCGCAGCGTTGCGTGAGGCTCTTTTTTGTTTTTGCTCAGGGGAAGCATGGTAATTATCGTACTCTTTACGATAGTTACGTCCAGCAGGACCGGGCATTACAGATGTTTTAGTTGGCT